GTGAAATCAGATGTTTTAATAGATTCATGCAATCTGCTATTCCGTGAATTCATATCAACCATGCCATCTATATATTCATCGCCCGTTATATCAATATATGCTCTTTTGATTGAACCGTGCCATCTATCAACACCCTCAACTAACTTACCATCATCATCCCTAACGTCACAAAGAATATCCATTGATGCCTGTATACTATCAAGCTGTTTGTCCCTTACATCAGTAATAACTTTAACTCTTGTCTGCCCACCTGCAGATACTTCTTTGAACTGTGATACTGCTTTTTCCATTGAATCTATTTTCTTTTTCAATTCATCCTCTTCAAAAATCCTGCCTTTGAAATCCTCTGTCAACTGTTCTTTAAACTGTGAAGGAAGTGCCGATTCATCAAGAAGTTTTTTCAAAAGCATTTCACACCGTTCCTGTGTAAGTGCTTCTTTAAGAGCCTTGAGTTCTGCTTCAACAATCTTTTTCATGTCATCATTTGTTTTTGGCTCAACTTTAACAGGTGCTATCTTGGCAGTTTTAGCCTCTTCTCTAATAGCATACTCAATGTCCGTTACCTTTTTAATCACATCACTAACATTTTCCTCTGTCAACTCAATCTTGAAACGAGCATCTTTCTTTGAAGCTTCTGCCAAAATCTTTTTTGCAACTTCCAAATCAGCCTTCTCTACTTCAATACCTTCAACCAAATCACCATAAATCCGAGCAATCATTTCCAATAACAGTCTATACATTTTCTGTTCCTCTCTAAAAATAGACTCTATTAAACTTAAAAATTTACCCCCTGCACTTGGGTATGTTACACAATCTATACTATTTAATGTTTTAACACCTAAAACATTTATTACATTACTTGAACCATCAAATCCTTCCTCAACATCTCCATCTCCATCTATTGATAATCCAAACGGCATTTTTATATTTTTCTTATATGCGGTTTTCAATAAACTCTTTATCTTTTCCGCTCCTTCATCAAGATGCAATTCCGCTATTACCTGATTCCCAATCTTCTTTGCATTTTTAAACCATCCAACAATATTTTCAACAAATCCCTTTACAAATTTCCTTGCCGTTTCTGGTAAATGATTCAACATTGATTCTAACTTAAAAGCATTACATTTTATTGGAGCACCACCCTTGTCTGCTTCATTTATAATCCTAACTATATCATCAAGTGAATTATCTGTGTAAACCGTACTATTATAACTCTTCCCTTTTTCTATTACCGCAACTTTCCAAACAGAACCATCCCCTTCTTGTGCTTCCAATAATACAAAAGGACATTCTGATTCTTTCATTAAAAATTCAAGGTCTGAATGTGAAGCATAATTTATATCTTGTTTCCATTGTGCAATTAACTTCATGTAATCTGATTTTAACTTTTCAGCTAAACCCATACTGTCCATCACTTCCATCACTGCTTGTTTATTAAAACCTGCTTTAACTATTTTGCTTGCATTAGTTTTATCTAATCCATACTGATCTACAAGCAATGCTCTCAATACCTTTTCAACTCCACCTTCAATATCAATCTGTTCTGCTACTCCCATTTTATTTACAATGTATTTATAAAAACTTTCTGATTCCTCTTTTATCTTGCCACCATGATAAAATCTTATTGTTTGTATTTCTGAAGTTTTATTATCACCTGCACCTTTAATCCCAAAAATAACAAGACATCCACCTGCTTCATTAAAATTAAAAGGCGCTTTATCTGCCTTGAAAGAATCATACTGTTTAGGGTCTGTCTGTCTGAAACTGAAATAATTTTCCATCTTTTCAAAATCACTTGTTTTAAAATCATGTTCCTTTAACCATGACATTGCACTATCTTTTGTCCATTTCTTTGTCGCTTCTCCTAATGCTTCGTTCATATGTTTAAACATTTCTATTTGATCAAGTCTTTTTTCCGCTTCTGCTTTTGTTGAATAACACCCCATCCTTTTACCTGCTTCTGAAAATACACACCATTCATTCTTGTTAAGTGTTTTTTTAATCACTTCAAGTAAAGTATCAACATCAACTTCATAATTTAATTGTTCAAATAGAAATCTTAACATTGATTATCCTTTCAGTATCCCTGCTTTTAAATCGTATTTATATTTACCGCCTTCATGCATTGCTATTATAAATTCATCCCCAATAACCTTACATGAAAATATATCACTTTCAAGTAATTCCATATATGTCTGCGGTACTACTGTCGCACCATTTAATTTTTTAACTTTTGTTTTTACTTTTGAATTTCTTATTCTTTCAATAGCCCATTGTTTATCATATACTTCTTCTATCTGGACCCTTTTTTGATTCTTATAAACATTAAATATCTTTTTTAATTCATCAATTGACATATCAATACTGATATTTTCTATTCCCAACTTCTGCATCTCATCAACAAGCCGTTGTCTTAATACTCTTTCTTTCACTTCTCCTTCTGCTTCTTCTAATATACTTTTCATTTCTTTTTCTTTAGATTTGCCATATTCCATTTTTTTATCTCCCTTAAAAAAACTAAACATTTACCATCGTCTTACTTCTAAGATACGATTCATCAGGCATCTTTGCAGAATGAGCGCATCCACAATTACATACTTCACTTGCCGGAGCATTAGGATCATGCGGAAACATTAATGACTGCCCTGTATTCCCATTATAAAATGGTTCAATCATTGGGACAGATACTCCATCCAGTGCAACATGTCCCGGGCGCGGTCTCTGTCCTATACCCCATACTCCATGATGCCATACTTTTTCTGCTTCAGGTATAATTTCCATTACACCTCTCATTTGTAATTCAGTAGCAAAACTTTGCATTTTAGATGTTTCAGTTCTAAATATAGTCCATGCTCTTTCATTTAATGTGCTGAATCCTAACTTCTCTCCACCTAACTGTCCTGCAATTTTATCAACAATAGATGATCTCGTATCCCCAATTGTTATACCCTGCATTATCTCACTAATTATATTTCTCGCTACCTGCTCTGTTACACCAACTATATTTGTACTTGCTATATTCCATGTCGCCCTGATTGCTTCATCCATAAATACAGGAGTGAAAAAAGAAGGTTCCGTAAACATTAAACTCACATCAAGATTATTCTTCATCGGTTCTATTACAATATTTATTCCCGATTTTGCACTATCCCTTAATGAATTAAGCAATGTTGCATTATATTCTATATTGAAATTTTTTAAAAGATTTTCTATTTCTCCTGACATCTTTGTCAATTCTAACTTTAACCATGCTTCCTCACTTATTGAAAATATCTTATATCTAATCCTACGCTGTATATCATCAAGCATTTCTATAACCTTAATACTATAAGCATTCATAGTATTTTTATAATCATTCAATAATTCATACACTTCTTCTGCGTATACTATTTGACGTTCACTGTTTCTACCTGCCATATTATACTGTTTTAGCGTCTACCTTCTGCCCAATTTTTTTACCACTACCAAACTCTATATCTTTTGCCATTTTATCAACGGCAAGGAAATAATCATCAAGCTGTCCTGCATTATCAATTTCATCCTTGCCAGGTACTTTTAATAAACTTTTCAATTCATCATCTACTTTTAATGCTGTTAAATCCATTCCATATTTATTTGATAATTTTACAAATTCCTCTGCCGCATCTGAACCTGCAACCCAATTTTGAGCAACTGCAATAACAAGTGCCTTCGCTGTTTCAAGCATTACTTGTGCTCTTAATTTCCTGTCAACTCCTGCAACTGATGGATAACTAAACTTCACTGCATTAACATATTTTTTTATTTCACTTGATGTTGAATTAGGAAACTTTTTCTCAAACTGATACCGTACAAGTGTTTTCAGCATCTTATCCGTTATACCCTGTTTCCGTTCAAGTCTTTTTTCAATCGGATTGTTCTGCTCTTTAGCTGTTGCCAAATTAGCGTTTCCACCCTGAACAACCCAGTGCTCTGGTATTCCAACTGCAACAAGAATATATCTTGATAATAATCCAACAAACTTATCTATTTCTACTGCTTTAATATCCGGTGTATGCAATTTCATTTCAACATTTTGATTGTGTTTAAATATAACATTTTTTCTTGGATCAGGTACATTGAACTCATCAATCTCTTTTTCTGTTTTGTTTTTTATTAAAACGTCTGCAATAAATTGATACATCAATAATGCTTTTTCAGTTGCTTGAAATAAAAATTGATCCAATAAATCAAGATGCTCTATCATGGTTGTTAATTCTGAATAACCTCTTGTCTGTGTTGGTAATCTGTTTATTTGAAATAAAAATACATCACCTTCATATTTTTTACCTGCTCCAACATTCCTTGCATATTCTGGAACTGCTAATTTTCCACCAACCTCTTGAATAACTCCGTATACTCTTTCATCACCTGCGGCATCAAGTGTTAAAATAACTTGTGATAATCTTTTACTGTTTGTTTTATCCCTCATTATCCTGTCAACTTCTCTCGGATCAACAATACCAAGTTTAACTATATTTGTTGTTTCAACTACAGCAGGTGGATAAATCTGTTCACCAAGAACATATAACTCATTCAACATCCCTTCAAGATACAAATCAAAATCATTATCAAAATCAGTCCAAAAATCCTCCATTACTATTTCTAATTTTTTCTTGTGTTCATCAGCAATGGTATAAGTTAATTTTGCACCAATTACAAAATCAGTAACTAATTCAATTACACGTTTTGCATAAGGGAATGTTTTAAAAGCATCATAACATTGTTTCTGTACTTCCTGATAATTGAGTACAGTTAAATCTGACCTATCCTCCGAATCCTGCCCATATATATTTTTATTCAAATCACCAGTGAATAAATAACTCTCTTGTATCTTCCTGCGTTTCTTTTCTGTTTGTGTTTCTTCTAATTCTTCTCGTATCTTGTTTAATTCAGTTTTAACCTCACTTAGTTTCTTGGAGCTTACTAAACCAAACATATACTTCCTTTATTAAATGCTCTTTCATCCCTATTATTGCATATATACTATAATATGTCAAATTTATTGGCGGTGTAACAACTACAACTGCCATATTTCCATGATATTATAAACCATTAAAAATATGTGTAATATTTAACGTTTTTTTTATAACATAAACCATTGATTTTAAAGGTAGTTATCCAAAATTATTAGCGACTAATAATTTTGACCTTTTTGAGTGCTTTGTTCAGGTCTTATCTTTTGGAATGTTTTATAGTTAATTCCAAGTGTTTTTGCAGAATCCTTCATTTTACCGTTATTTGTTCTTATGGATATATTTGCTATTTCTTCATCAAACATCTCACGCATTAAATAATAAACTGTTCCTGTTTTAAATTCGCTGAAATGCTTTTTTATAACGGAACGAATATCTTTACGGAATTTATTTTTATCTTCTTCTAAGGCCATAATTTCTTTTTACAAGTCCTATTCTTTCATGTGTTATTTTTCTTGAAATAAGTTTTTTACTTTCAACTTCAATATCTCTTTTGCTTTTTTTCTCTGTTTCATCCTTTTTGAAATTACCACCAAATAAAATAGCATCCTGTGTTTTCATCCATGCCAACATACTAAAGGCATCCGTAAATCTAAAGTGATCAATACTTGCCTTGCTCCACTTGTATTCATTCTTGTCATTCTCAAATATCCTCGTTATTGATTCCATACTCTTTAACCAAAATCCATCAAGTATTGATTCATAACCTTTAGGTAAAATATTAAGTTTCATTTTTATATTCTTCATTGATTCATCAAGCATCCATGTCCTGTCAGTTTTTATAACACCTAATTCCTCATTCTCTTCAAATCCAATTAATTTTAAATTTCCTGATTTGCCCTCTAATTCCTCAATCAATATTACATCACATATCCCAAACATATCTTCTCTAAGCTTTTGCATTAAATGTCTCTCTGGTTTTATTCCAACACATAATGTTTTTATATTAAACAATTCAATTTTCTCTTTAACCTCTTCAAGTGAATTTAATCTATAAGCATTTAAAAATAATCTTTTCCTCTTTCCTTCTTTCTTTGCAGATATATCAATCTGTAAATCAAACTTCTCTCCAACATCCAATCCTCCTATCGTGGGTAATCTACTTGAATTTCTCACAACATAATCATATACTAATCTATCCAACATATCTTTTGTTATCTTTGCTCCTGTTCCTGTATATGGTAAACCTAATTTCTTATTATAAAAAATCATTGTTTTATAATCATTACCTTCTGCATCTTTTAACTCTATCCATAATTCAGATATTTTACTATTAAGTTTCATTATCTTTGAAATATGATAACTTGTTCTCTTGAAATTATCCCCTTCCTTAATCCATTTACCTTTTCCTCTATCCTGTAATGTTTTACAATGAGGACACCTGATATATATATCTCTATATAAATTTTCATTCCATTCAGTATCATACAATTCATAAGTAAGATGATTCCCGTCATTGTCTTTATTCTCTTTAACAACTATCTTAAAAAAATCTGCTCCAATCCATTCCTTGCATTCTTTGCATAAAAAATACCATTCCTTTTTTGTGCTCTCTTTCCATAATTCTTCTATGCCTACATTTTCAACTGTTGGATTCCCAACAATCAATTTAATTTTATAATTACTATTCTCTGTTCTTGTATCTGCAAGTTTAACATTCTCCTGATTGCATGAATCAAACTCATCTACAATAATAATATCAGCAGGGAATTCATCAAACTGCGGCTTGCTTCCTGATATAACAAATTTCCAATTCGCTTCTCCTATCTGCCTCAAATATTTATTTCTTCTATCATCTTTTTCCATTACTTTATATTCGGGTACTTTATCAAACAATTCATCTATTCTGCTTTTAACAAAACTATTCTTTGCTTCACCTGTGCTGAATACATGGAATACATTCAATCCTGAATCAACACTTGCTAATCCTTTTATCAATGCAAATTCACTCTTGCCCGTTTGCACACTTGACATAACGATTATTTCTTGGCTCTCATCAAAATACATTTCTTTTAAATATGGCATGTGGTTGAAATGCATTCTCTCTCCACTTGTTGACAGGTGATACTTATCAAAAAACAATATACCTGTATTCACCATATCGGTTATTACAACTTTTCTTAATTCATCCTGATCATTAAAATCCATTGCTTGCCCTTTATTCAAACAGCATATCTTTTCTTTAATAACAATACGTGCCTTTTCTTTTAACTCTGCAATCCTGTTTTCGTATTCTGTTTTTTATCATGAAATTCCGTACCGCTGTAATACTGCACTCGAGTATCACTGCCATTTCTGAATATGTTCTGTTTTTATTTCCTCTCACATCCTGCACTGTCAATCCTTTTACTTTTCTTCCCATATCTATTTGTACCCTTTATTCAAAATCCGCTAATTCTTCATCATCAAAAAACTTTTCCTTTAATGCTTTGTTTATTTCAATGTCAGATTGTGCTATCTTTTCACGTTCTTCTTTTGTCGCTTCTTCTAATTGCTTCCTCCTGCTACCTTCGCCAATCATTGCATTTTGTTGATTCACATTTATCATCGGATTACTTACCTGATCCTCTTCCTTTGTTTTCATCCCCAATGACCTCTTCGTATCATTTATTAAATCAGATAAATCCGCTCTAACATACATATTGCTTGGATCCTTAGTAAGTTTAATTATTAAATTTACAAGTGATTTTGTTACTGCTGTTTTCATTTTTGCTAATTCTTCAATCTGGTCTCTTGCCTCTGCACTTATAACATTACTTGCTCCATCAACAATCTTTTCAATTAAACCTAATTCCTTTTTCCTTTTTAATGCAATCCAATCAAACCGTGATGAAGCTCTTTTAATTGTATGTGATGTCGGCCTTTTCTCTCCAAACTTCTCAACCCTATCATCACTCCATTTAATATATTCATCAACTGTTTCAAAAGAACCCCCAACATATTCTTTCGTTAAAACCTTCCAATCAAAACTCGGTCTGTTCTTTTTGCCATTACTATCTTTATTATCTTCCTCTTTACTTTCTTCTTTATCTTCTTCTTTATCTTCTTCTCCTTTATCATTATCAATTTCATCAATAATCTTTTCATAATAATCATCTGTTCTCTCATTCATTTTTTTATTCCTTTTTCTAATATTTCTTTTTTTAATATTTCTGCAATCGCTTTCATTTGATTCGGCATTACTGCATTACCTATTCTTTGTTTTGCATCAATCCATTTTCCAGAAAAAATAAAATCATCAGGAAAAGAAGATAATCTTTTCATTTCTGCTATACTTAAAACTCTATTTTCTGTTGGATGAATTAACATTCCAAAACCTATTGCTGCCTTTAATTTCGCTAAAGTAGGACAAGGCTTATGATAATATATTCTAATTGTTTGATAACCTTTACCATTAACATCACTCAATGATTGTCCCTGTTTCATTTTATTAACATATAATTTTACTGATTTAGTCAATTCAGGAACTTCTTCAAATTTTACATTTTTTAATGCTTCTTTTACTGTTATTACATTATAATTTGGTTTTGGAAATATAGGTTCTTTATTTAAATCTTTTCTAATTCCTATAAAAAATAATCTTTGTCTATTTTGCGGAACATTATAATACATTGCATTAAGCAATTTGCATTTAACATTATAATCTAATTCTTTTAATGTTTTCATTATTTCTATAAATTTACCTTTCATTTTTCCTTTTATCATTCCAGAAACATTTTCCATAATAAATATTTTTGGTTCTAAATCATTAATAAGTCTAACATATTCTTTAAATAAATCATTTCTTTCATCAATAACTTTTCTTTTTCCTGCTGTTGAAAATCCCTGACATGGAGGACTGCCATCTAATATATCAAGTTCTCCTTTTTTTATATTACAAAAATTAATAATATCTTGTCCTTTTATTGTTTTTATATCTTTATTCCAAAAAGGTATTTCAGGAAAATTTATTCTAAATGTTTCTTCTGCATTTTTATCAAAATCAATTGCTAATAATTCTTTAAATCCTGCTAATTTATATCCCAATGAAGAACCGCCGCATCCTGCAAATATACTTATTACTGTAAATTTATTCATTTATTTATATCCTAAAAATTTATTACCATTTATATCCACACTTTGGACATTCATTCATTGTTCCAATATTCTCATCATATTCCTTCTCATTATTATCGCCACCCCAATCAAAATCAAGCAAGTTTTTCATGTTCTCTAATTCCTCAATCGAATATGGTAACGTTATCTCCAATTCTTCTAATGGGAAATCCATTGATATATCTTTTATTGTCTCTGCTAATTTAACAGGATCACTATCAAACTTCGTTTCATTTATTTCAATGGCAATCCTCTTTGCCCTTGATAATGATATCTTCCCTAATTTTATGCATGGAACTTCATCTATACCTAATTCATTATAAGCATCTAACCTATGATTACCGTCTAATACAACAAGCTTCCCTTCTTTATTTTCATAAATAATACTCGCTTGTAATATACCGTTTTCTTTTATGTTCTCTTTTAATTTTCGTGCCATATCCTGATTATCTGTTTTATAATTCCATTCAGCCTTATGCAATTCTTCTCTCTTAATCAAAATAACCTTAAATGCACTCATATAATCCCTTTCATTCTATACATTAGTAAAATACATAATACATTTGTTAATTATCAATTCCTTTATTCCTCTATTCCTCTATTCCTCTATTCCTCTATTCCTCTATTCCTCTATTATCCCTTGATAATAATAATTCCCTCCCTCTCCTATCCTATAATGATGATACCTGAACCTTATATCTTCTCCCATCATCTTGCTCTTAAACATCGCATACCAAACATTCACCCCTACCTCAATTCCTACCGCACTTATCACAACCTTTAATTCCGGTATCATTTCACCCTCATACTCCATCCCATCATACCTTCCCCCAATAAATTGCTTACCCTTACTCATTACCATTATTCACCGCCACCAACATAACTGCCTCCGCATCTACATACCACTACATCCGTTTCTAAATTAACCTCTCTATCCTGCTTATCTTTTATTATGTTCATTCCACATTCTAAACACTTCGCCCTCGTTAATACTCCCTCAACATCTATTCTGTAATGCAAACTCTTGCTTTGTAACTCTAATAGATCCTCTACAAACGCAACAACAAGATTCTCTAGCTTATTTACATATCTCTTAACATCCTTACTTCCTACCTCAAATATATGCTCTCTTAACCTCATATCCTCATCTGTCAATATACCAATATCCCTTATATCACTCATTTCATATCCTCCTTGCATTTTAAAAATATATAGTCAACCATTTTTACCACTATTGAAACTACGGGATAATATACATTTCACATCAGTATTGACAATATTCCGGTAGGCTTTACTCCTATACCGTACCTGTGAAGCTATGAGTCGTGCTGTACGGGCACATCTATACAATATTACAGTGATACACCTGATTAGAATAGTTATGCTCTTATAAACGATTATACAATACATCATACAATACATAATATAACAATGCAGGATAACATATCTATATAATGCCATACCAATACAATCTCCTATAATAGATATGCCCTTACAATCAATTATACAATACCTCACACACATTATAACCTATTCTCCTTTGCTGTATACGATTGAATTATTATCAATATCAATTATCTCTACTGATATAACAGATTGATTATATTGCTCCCTCAATACTATATCAATACCGTCAAACAATTCCTCTATCATTACGGTGCTTGTTATATTAAATCTACACATCTCTTTACCATACATTATATCATATATTACCTTTCTTACTTCATCAATACTATATTCACTCAATGCCTTATCTATCTCAACACTAATAATAAAATTAAATGTCTCAACATCTATATCATTATATTTACCTCTTACCTTTAATATCCACATAACATTATCTCCTTAACAACTATCATTCCTCTATCCTTTATCCTTTACCCTGATCCTTTGCCGTTTATATTGTATACCCCTACCCCTGTTTCGTCCCGACCGCTCGGCCAAGGGTATGAAATGGGGTATAAAAGAGCGGTGAAATTTATATTTGAATGAGTAATAGCAGTTAAAAAAGGTATCATGCAAATACATGAATAGAGGAGGTATGCGGTAGCAGTTAAGGTAATCATTATAATTAAATAAGATAATAAATTGAGTTATAAATGCGAAGTACAATAAAAGAGAGTTAATACTATGTATGGTACTATTCATAATATCATTCATAATTGATATTCTTTTCAATGTTATTACTATGATACATTATCATTATTCTTTGTTCTTTATCTTTGTTAATCTATCTATCAATTCATCTATTTTCATTGCTTATTCCTTATTATGATTCTTTTCAATGTTATTGTTTAATGATACTTTTTTTGGTTCTATACGTATTATTATTTCCATTCCTCTATCTGTATTTAATCCTGTTATTATGAATTCTCCTTTACATTCAATCGCTTTCATCATTAACCGTACTATCCCTCTATCAATTAAATACTCCATTGATTTATTATCTTTATTTATGTAACATTCATTTGTTAACAGCACCTTTCTATGCAACGATCCATTATAAGAGCATTTCTCGTAAAGATTACGTATATATTCAAGCATTACTTGTTCTCCTTTACTTATCGTTATGTAAATTCTTTTCAATATCATTCATTGTCCTTTGTAATTCTCTTTCCTCTATTCCATCATGTCAATACTGTTGTTCTTCTTGTATTTGCTCTTCTTGTTCTCTTTCCCTTTGTCTCTCTTCTTCAACATATCTTTGATGTATCATTTCCTCTTGTTCTTGTCTTTCCATTAATTCCCTTTGTTTTCTTTCTTGTTCCTGCTCTTTTATACCATCAAAATATGCCCTGTCTCTTGCTCTATCTGAATATTCCTCATATTCATAATCCCTATACCTGCCATAATAACCCTTCCTGTACGCATCCTCCTCCTCATAACTGCTATAATGCTTTTTCATTTCTTATCCCTTATTATGTTTATACCAACTGCTTTTAATATTTTATCAACTACAAACACTTTTTTATCCTCTATCATTTCTTCATGTACTTCTGCTTCACATTCTAATCCAAATACTATTCTATTAAACTTAACCTTTGCATAACAAATATTATCATCTAAATATATATCCGTAATATGCCCTTCTATATTGTTTATAGTGTCTTGTTGTATAGTCTGTACTCGTTCCATCCATCCATCCCATAATCTAATAAATGCTTTTCCATCCTTTACTTGTTCCTTTAATTGTTTCACGCATTCCATGCTATATATGTTCCTGTTCTTTGTCGGTACTCCAACCTCAAATAATGGCACTGTTATTATATCATTATTCATTACTATACTTTCACAAGATATGAATTGTCCTTAATCGCTTTTATTAAACATTCATTGCATACATCCATTATTCCACCTTTGCCATAACATTCATATATAACCTCTATTTTCTTTTTGTTAATCAATATATCCATTTGAGTTTTTCTGTCTGTTCTGCCTATTTTCTTGTCACATATATCACATATCCTTCTTCGTGCCATTACTCTTTCTCCTTTTTATCCATTATTATTAACATTACTATTACAAATATTATAAACAATATCATTACTGCTTCAGGATTCATTTAACTGTACCACTTTATTATATCATCAAATGCTTCTGTTATATCCTCATCGTTTATATATTCCAATAATGCTTCGTCTGCTTCTTCATGCCCTTTATGATGATCATTATTATCCTTACATTTACTTAATCTTTTTAATAACAACTCTTTCTTTTTCATATATTACTTTCCTTTATTGCCTTTATTAAACATTTCTCACATATCTCTATCTTTGTTATTCTATCTGATATACCTTGCTTTTTAATGTAACAATCATACATAACTATTACTTTTTCATTATTAAATAATCCCCCTATCCTTCTCTGCCTCTTATGCATTTCCTCCATGTCCTTACTACATATATAACATTTAATTCTATTTGCCATCCACAGCCTCGCTTTCTCTCCTCTTCATCAATTTATCATGTATCATCATCCAAAAATTAGCCACATCAGCACATTCATTCATTGCTTGTTCATAATCAAGGTCTTTACAAGACTCGATAAACTCTTCTTTTTCTTCATCCGCTCTGTTCATAAGCGATGCAATCGGGCATCTGTCCCAACCACCTTTATGTCTATTCTTTTCAAGTTTAAATTGCATACGTTCTGCAAATAGTTTTATTTCTTTACTTAATTCACTCATCGACCGCCTCGCTTTCTTCTGACAGATATCTGATTCTCTTATTGCAACTTTTAGCATGATCTATCTCACCTTTTGTTGACTCACCAATATATCCATTAACGTCTAACACAAGTATTTCATCAGATATATCAATTTTTCTTTTATGAAGCCAGTCAAGTTTTTCTTTTGTTTTCTTAAATTCTTCTTCGCTTAAATGACCAAAAATATCATCATCTGTTTTCGTATCACAACCAATAGACAACACAATCTTTCCCTTTAACGTTTCTCTTAAATTGGCACTTACAAATTCATCTTTAAATTTTGTGCTTCCACACAAAGTAACGATAACAGGTTTTTCACTCATTCTCCACCTCGCTTTCCAAATTATGATATGCATGCCATACTACACCCGTCCCATTGCATGACCTGCATTTGTCAGGAATAGTGCTTGTACTACTGTAATACGGACTGGTCGTAGAATAGAAACCATTCGGGACAATACCTCTGCCATTGCATACCGGACATTTATGCGGCATTAATTTTATATCACTCATTCTCCACCTCGATTTCCTTTATCGGTTTTACATATTTCCTCATTTCCTCCGTAACAAGCAATCTTCCGTCAACGATCTGAATGTCGTTCAGGATATACTTTAATTCCTCTATCTGTTCAAGATAATATTTATGTGTCAGGTCTGCTCTTTCTTTAATCCGTGCTCTTAATTGCTCATTCTCATGCTTTAAACATTCAATCTCCTCATCCTTCTTTGCCATCATTTTATCAAATACTTCAGCGGTATAAACTGCCTTGCTGGACCCGTTCAAACATTCTGTTAACGCCTCAATTTCATCGAGCAATTCATTGTTCTCTATTTCCAAATCGTGACACCTATCCATCCATGCCGCGATATGTTTATTGCCGTTTCTCAATTCCTCGTTCTCTTTGCGGAGTTCCTTTGTCATTATTTTATGATTTTCAAGATTTCCACCAACCGCATATAGCTTTTCAGCCAATGATTGATGGAGTCTTACTCCTATGTCAATTTGCGTCTTCAATTCATCATTCTCTTTGTTTATCTGTCTTATTTGGTTAGCTACCCAGTCAGGTACTTTTTTGCATAACGTAGTTAGCGTTACCTTGTTCCCATCAGCATCATGGTATCTTTTTGTTTTGCTCATTCTCCACCTCGCTTTCTATCTTTTCTTGTTTGCTATTAATTTATTACCAAATTTAATAAGTTCCTTTTTCTCTTTTTCTTCTCTTCTAATCCATTCATTATATTTTCTTTTATTTAAATATTTTAATATCCCTCTTTCTGCAATATCAATTAACACTCTCGGCTCTAATGCATCCAATTCCCAACTTTTATTCCCATATTTTTTTATATACCATTTCGCTCTTGGGTCTTTTATTTTTGCAGGGTTTGGCGGTGGATTATATTCATTTATTTGTTCCATATTTAAAGCAAGTTGTTCAACATTAAATTCATCTGCATATAATTCCATATCAACTGTTATAAATTCTCTTATCCTATCATTTATATCCCTAATCATATCCAATCCTGACGGATCATGGTCTCCTAAATAAAGAATAATAGTTTTTTTACCTTCTATTATTTTGTTTTTTATTCGTTTTGATAAATCATATATTGTTGAAGAACTTGAATATCCTTTATTTACACCAAAATAAATATGATACTTGTCTGCAATAGGTTTAATAATACTCTCCATGGCTTGTTTTTCACAATATAATTCTACATAATATTTTTGATCTTTCCACCGTGGTAATCTGTAAGCATAAATAGCGCTTTCAATAAGTTCCTTAACGTTTTCCCATTCAGGATGTTTTAACGGTGTTCTACCCCTATCCTCTATCGCATCCCAATCAATTAAACCTGCATATTTTGAATCCGTTATAATTTTACATATCCGTTTATATATTTCATCTGCATTAGGAATAATATCCTTCGCTACTAATTGATAATAAATTTGTCTATTTGTTAATGTTATATTTTGATTGCAATAATCATTGACAATGTTAATTATTTGATTAATCAATTCATGCTGATTTGCTTCAAAAATACTTTCATTTCCAGTGTTGTCTATATATGTTATTGCCAATTTTTCTCTATAATTCCAATCTCTAATAAACTCTTTCATCCCCTTGCTCCTTTACATAACAGAATTCAATCCTGTTTACTGGGATTGAATCAGGATTAACATATTTATAATGACCTATTTTTTTATACATATCAATAAATTCATCCACTGACATATCGGGAAATCCCTCCTTAACTACATCATCCTGTGTTATATCAGATAATCGCTCTTTCCTTGTGGATATTATCCTTATCGGTTTTATCTTCTGTATCTTTTCTCCCTTTTTAAATCCCATACATTTTTTGCATGTCATTACAATATCGCCCGGCTTTAAGAACCACCATCCATTTCTTCTTGTAATTGTTTTTGATTCATTTTCTATTTGCTCTGTTGTATATGCAACACTCATATTTCTCATGTTTAGCCTTTAATTTTAGGAAACTGGTTCCATTCCTTACCTTGTATTTTCCTGCCTGTATTTGGTGATGCTTTTCCCCATCCCTTAAAGAAAAATGGTACATTTGCTTTTACACATTGATCCCGTAAATTCATTATACTGTACGAAGGAATAGCCCTCGCTCCATGTCCATTCTCTCCACCACATATAACCCAATCTAATTTAGGTTTTTCTTCTGTCAATATTGCATACTTATTATAATAACCCAAATATTTTTCTAATAACATCATTCTTAACATCGGTTCTGCACTAACAAATCGTATTCTTGCAGGAATTTTAAATAGTACAGGTATCCTTTCATCTGCCCTTTCTTGATTCTCTGCTGTAATTCCAACCCATACATTATCTGTTAAATAATCTTTCCTATAAAATTCTTTGTTACCATCAACCCCAATAGGAAAATGATAATTAAAATATGCCAGTGCTCTTTTAGGTCTCTTTGTCAATAATAAATATGTATGCTGTTTTGCTAATAACGCAATACTTAAAACATCATCAATCGTTTCATCACAAATAGCTTCATGAAATAAATCTCCCATACTGCATACAAATATCTTTTTCGGTTTTTTCCATTTCAAAGGTTCTTTTAATTTATCTTTATGATACGTTACCTTGAAAGGTTCATTTTTATCATATCCAAATCTACCTTTCATTCTGTATGACATTCTTTTTGCGTAACAATTCTTGCATCCTTCGCTAATCGGAGTACATCCTGTAATCGGATTCCATGATTCATCACACCATTCTATTTTAGTCATTTTTTTTCTTCCCATTCCTTTTTGCCATACACTCTTACTTTGCCTGTTTTTGTTATATATATCTCCAAACCATTCTTGTGTCTTGGAGTTTTTATAAATAATACAATCCATCCTTTTTTCTCATCGCTACAACATCTTTCTATTTTAGCACTTCCCCATTCAAATCCATATTTCGTTTCTTTATAATGTATCATTCTTCCAATTCCTTATTTATAGCATCAATATTATCTTGTATATAATTAAATACTTCCTTGAAATCCCTCTCAATCCATTCCTGCTCATTTAACCAATCAAGATAATCAGCAGGTACATCTTTCATCTTTATATATTTATATTTACCAAAAAGCATTAAATCATTATCAGTTAACATTTTATTTATCTTTTAATATATTATATCGAAATTTATCTGGACTATAAAAACAAAAACTAAACCCCCATTTATAAAATATTGTTATTTTTAATGAAACAAATTCAAAACATCTTAAAGTAAATTCCTTATAAATTAGACTTGTTCTAATCTGTATTATTCCCATATCTATATTTAAATGCAAATAAGGTATCATCAATAAAAATAACTTCTTAATCTTTCTTATTATCTTTTTCATTTATTTCCCTTAATTAAAGGCAGTGAGACAGTCGGTCTGCAAAGTGTCGCACAAGTCAATGTGTCGCTTCAGGCTACCATGCCACTCACTGCCTTAATCATAATTTCTCTTTTCAAAAATCACTTATATATAAATATCGTTTTGTTATTTCATATTTTCTCCTTTCAATAAACACAAATAATTATTTAATATAACTAATCAACTTACACTATATATGTTTAAATTCATTCTATTTCATATAGTGTAAAATTTAACTTATTTTTAATATGCAATGTTTACACCCCTAAAATAATAAAAACAATACAATTGTTTTATTGGTTTCTCCCTCTTGTTTTGATGCAATTATTTTACTTCTTCTTTTTAACGGATTTTTTAATAGATTTTGGATTGTTTATCTTATCAATCTTCCCTTTTGTATCTGTTAATCCTTTTATCATTTCCTTTTTTGTAACTTTCAATTCATTCAATTTGCTATCAACTTTATCTTTATTAACAGTAAGTATCTCAATGTTCTTGTCCAATTCCTCAATCTTCTTTTCATAAGCAATAACTTTTCTTTCCAGTGCAGGTATTCCTAATTCAATCTTCTCATCCATTTTCTGTCTCCTGTATAAAATCCTAAAAAACAATCGTACCTTATCAAACATTTCCAATCTCACTTTCATTATTCCACTTTATACCAACTTTGTCAAGTATTTCTATTATTTTTTTTATCCTTGTCCCTCCCATTCCCTTTATATTTTCTATTTCATTTACTCCATATTTCAATAAATCTGTAATCTTTATTATCCCCTGTTTGTTTAATATCGTTATAATCGTTTTAGGTATATCCGTATTTGATAAATCAATATTCTCATATCCAATCAAAACTCTTTCCTCTTTAACTTCAATTTTAACTTCACTTTCCTGCTTATTTATTCTTAATATTTTTTCTAAATCTTCTCTTGTGCAATCTCCTGCACTCAACCTTATACTCTCCCCACATTTACACACTCTGATAATTAATCCCTTCTTAAATAAATCATCAACAACATTTCCTATTTGTGTTCCACATTTAATACATATCCTCATGTTATGTTCCTTATAATTTACTGAATTGCAAATCCAATAACTTTTCTCTTACAACACCAATTATTGATTGAGGTGGAAACATCATACATTGATAATAATCACACTCATCCCAATCAGCGGTTAATCTCCATCCATTATTTTGGCATGGTTGCTTTTCACACTTTGAACCTGATATTATTGTTGAAAATTTATGGAATCCCCATACACCATATCTATCAACTTTTATATTCGTATTCTTTTCTATGTTTGTTCCTCCAAATATACCAACATTTTCAATCCCTATTAAATTAACAAAATGAAATAATCCACTATCCATTGTTATCACAACTTTAGCTTTTGAAACAAAATCAAATGTTTCCTCTAATGATAAATGAGTATAATCATCACATCCATAAATATATTCGTCCTTATGCCCAACACATGCTATTTTATAATCATTTTTCAATTCATCAATAATTTCATTCATTCTTAAATAACGTTTCTTTATCCATCTTAAATTGTGCTTGCTCCCTACACAAATAACAATATCATAAGTAGGTAAAAAATCATTGTAATCATCACCTCGTATCTTTCTCCAATTCAATGGTAAAAACTCATTAAAATATCTTTTTATATCAGCATCATTTTTCCCTAACTGGTATAACATTTCATTGTTTCTATCAACTTCTGAACCAAATGCATAATTCTTTATCTCTGCCAATACTGGTATATTATTTATTCTTCGTGGTCTGCAACAAAACAATCCCTTATACCTTTTACTGATTTCATCATCTAATGAACCTCCTTTTGTTACTACTAAACAATCATTCCCAAAATACTTTGTAATTATTTCATAAAACTTTATATTCCCTTCATTATCACGATCTGAAAACGCAAAGAATATATCAACATTTTCAAACATCTCAATCAATACCCTATAAATTAAATATGTTTCTATTTGATTACCTAATCCTTCATCTGTTTGAAAAGCATATATATCTTTATTCTTTTTTGTTTTTAAATTGTATTCTCTTTTAAAACTTTTATTTTCTTCTTCCTCTTTTAATATATACGATACTGGCTTGTTATCATAATATTCTTCTTCCCAAATCTTCTTTCCTTTAAAACCTCCATAATGTATTATCATCGGATCATCAAACACTCTTCCTTCTTGCATATCATAAGCATATACAACTTTATCTTCAGGTATTATTTGTATCTCATCATGTTTTAAATAAGAATAACATGCCAAATTAAATGCAAGCAATGTGCCTCTTTTATAATGATTAGATATTTCTTGACATAATTTGCAAACATTAAAAAAATCTCTTACTTTGTCATTTACTTCAAATACAAACGGAGTTGCTATATATTTAAAATCTATTCCCGGATTGCAAAGTATTTTCCTCAATATTGGAAATTCATCTATGTCAAAATGTGTTATTGATACTGCAAAAGTATATTCATTAAACATTCTTTCAAAATCAAATCCTTTATGCACTATAACATCAGAATCTAAATATATTATTTTATCTCCATCTTTGAAAAAATCATTATCAAGTAATTGAAATTGCAACCATCTGCTATCATCTAATGTTTTTGCTTCTGCTGTAAATATTTTTTCTATTTTAATAATCCTGCAATTACAATAAATATCATCATCAGGAGTTAATACAATTATTTCCCCCTTATATCCAATTTCTCTTAATGAATAAATCAATCTGTATGTGTATTTCAAATAATTCTTACTGGTTATTGTCACTATATAATTCATTTCTTCCTCGCTATTATATTTAATCCCCTACCATACTCCCATTCTTTTACAACTTCAAATCCATTCGTTTCAAATATACTTCTCAATCTATCTTTATCAAATAACTGATAATGATAATTGCCTTCATAATCCTGCTTCCCAAATACACATTGACTAAATCTATGACAATTACTCTGCTCTTTAAATAGCTTCCTCGCAATACCTTCTTTATATTCCTTGTAATTCAATTCAAAATTAGGTACTTGTGCTTCTATTTCACCTCCCTTTTTTAATACTCTATACAGTTCCTTTATCAATGTATCTGTGTAATCCAATGGGAAATGCTCTATTATATCCTGTGCAAATATAAAATCCAATTCTCCATTCTTAAATGGTAAACCATCTTTTATATCACATACAATATCCACTCCTTGATTTTCTCTGAAGTCAAGATTTATAAATCCTTCCCTTGTGTCTTTACCGCATCCTAAATTTAATTTTTTCATTCTATTCTCCTTTTTGAGCCATCCTTGCAAAATGCCCACTTCTGTATCTCCCATATTTCTATTGGCATATTATGAGTATTTCTTCTTGCCCATGCTCTTTGTCTCTGCTTTATTGTTGAGTATTTTCCTGCTGTTGTAAACAATACATCAATCCTATTAGCATATTCTTTTTTATTACTCATTCTATCTCTTGGTACTGAAAAATAATCATTATTAAATATTCTCAAATAGTCAATATCATTCATATAAGTATCATTTTTTATTTTAAATTTCTCAATAATGTCAGCATTATAATCTGGAACATGAAATCTATATCTATGCGTCCATATTCCATTCACATTTATCAATCCCTCATGATACTCTTTCATATTGTAATTTAATGCTACGGTATAATGATTCCTGTTTATTCTGCGTTCACTTTTATTTAAAAAACTTGCATACTTTTGATTAGCATATATCCCCTTCATTTCTATTGTGCTGTCCTGTTGAGAATAACACGTTGCATATAAATTTACCTCCTTTATTTTAACTATTAAATATACAAAACTTATTATATTATTATCAACTATCTCTTTTTTTATTTCTTTAACTTCTTTTATCTCTACCCTCTCCTGCTTATCACTATAATCTTCACCAAAATCAAACCCTTTATCATCTGTATCCATTTTGTTCTCTACATTCAAACCATTAACTTTACATCCTGTTAAATGTGATAACATCAAATACCAACTAATTACTATTGCAATTAATAAAAACAATATCGCTTTCATTACTAATCCTTTTTTATAATGTTCTTTAATTTTTCTATTTCATCTTTCATAATAAATAATTCATTGACTATATTATAAAATATTTCCTTTTCATGCAATGATTTAATATCATGTAAATCATTTACAAATTTCAAAAAAGACTTCTTATCGTGTCCAACGCTCTTTGTATTTGGTTTTTCCATTTTATCAATAACCTTCTTCTATAATGTAAATCTAACTTTAACCATCCCTCATTCAATTCTTGTGTCTCTCTTATATCTTTTTCTATTTCCTCAATCAATTCATCTGATAATGATTTCATTTTTTCTCTTTTACTAACTTTGTTTTTTTATCGGCAAATACAGTATGGCAATCAATACATTTATAAAGATATTTATTGTTAGCATCATCTTTTAATAAATACCTTACATCAGTACTAAAACATTTAGGACATTTAATTTTGTTCTTCTTCTTCATTCATCTTTTCCTTATCTTCTCGCATTTGCAACAATCTTTTATTTCCATATTACATTGATAATTATAAACATGTTTAATACTATGTTCACAACTTAATATAAATTCTTTTGTTCTTTCAACATGGACAGGACATTTCCTGTTCGGGCATATCATGTTTTTTACACCTTTAACATAGCGAAAATGATAAACCATATCATCATTGCTTCCATAATAATTGACATAATATATGCTATCTCAAAATTTCTTTCTTTCGATCTACATAATTTATTACAATAATCAAGTAATGCCATTGTATTCACAACTAACAAAAACCAACCAAATAATATAAACATCACATCTCCAACTTTTCTGCCATGTAATATCTTAACCAGTTCAATTTTTCCTCAATAACATTTTTATATATTAACATTGATTGCATATTTACTGGATCATTTATTTCAACATCCATTAATTCCAAATATTTTATCCCACTAAAAAAAGCACTAATCATTTTACCACACCTATAATAATAAGCAAACAATAAAAATTGATTATCTACTGTTTCTCCTGCTATAATTATATGACGGTTTAATATCGTATCACACGTTTCCCACTGTCCTACCGCCATACTTGCCATTACATACGTAACTAAAAATCTATTCTTATCCTGCTGTTCTTTATTTGATAATGTTGCAAATAGATTCAATCCCTCTCTACCATACCTTACAGCTTCTTCATCCTTCCCTATTACTTGTAACATCTTTAACACATTATAATAATCTTCTATCGTGCCTTTATTTGCATTTATTTTATCAAGTATTGCTACTACAAGTTTCTCTGTTCTTTCTTTTCTTTTTTTACTTTTATCAATATCTGCAAAACCATAATGTATTATTTCACAATTCAAACTGTTATCTCTTTGTAATACACTTGGATCAAAAGTAAATTGGTTATGAACATTCCCCTTGTATTCTCCTGATTTTCTCGTAGGAAAACATCTACATTGATTTAATCCACCAAGTGTTGTTTCTCCTATTACCTGATTCACTCTTATCATAAATGCTCTATCCAAATCAGAATTTAATATTATATCTCTAATTTTTTTATTGTCACTTGCCAATCCTTCATCTCCATCTATTATAAATGTCCAACTGTATTGGCATTTTTTTAAACTTTTATTTCTTGATTCACTAAAATCAAAATCCCCATTATAAACATTTTCATATATTTTAACTTTATCATATTGTTCAAGAATCCCCCTTGTCCCATCATTACTGTTCTTATCTAACAATACAATTATTTCATCCGCTAAATCTTTTACACTGTCAATACAGATTTTTATATGCTTATCTTCATTTTCAACTATCATTGCAACCGATATTCCATGTTTCATTTATTTGTTTCCTCATATATTGATAATGTTTTTTCTGCATTTACTTTTATTTCATGATGTTTATTAGCCATTTCCTGTATAGTTGCATAATGATCATGCTTCCCTGTTATATAATCATATAAATCCCTTAATGCCTTATACAATTCATCCTCCATTGATTCAATTTTACTTTCCATTCTTATTTTCTTTTCTTCGGTCTCCATTTTCCTTTTCTCCTTGTTCTAACATATAACTTTCAAATATCAAATCCTTATCATGCCCTCTACCAAAAAAACCTATCTGTCTTTTTTTTGCATCTTCATATATTTCCAATGATACTTTAACCTCTTTTAATTCTAATTTCCCTTTTGGTTCTACTTTTTTATATTTATTTTTTGCACTTAACTTGTCATAATATGGTAATAACTTCTCCTTTACCTCTTTATCAAACGTCCATTTATATCTATCTAATTTATAATTATCCTTATTCTTTACTTTTTTATTAAACTCTTCCATCCCATCATATAAAAATCCAACTTGATTTTCATTTATAAACTTTTCCTGCTGTTCAAATCCCTTCTTGCAAGCTACTGGTAATCCTGCTGAAATATATTCAAATAATTTATTTGGTAATCCCATATCTAAATGCACTTGATTTATTTGATTTTTACTGAATGGTAATATCCCAATGTCATACTGTGACAATTCAGTTATAAGATTTTCATAATTGCAATGCCCCATGTTTTTATAATTACTAAATCCTTCTAACTTTTTATACTCATCTGATATTGCAGGAGCGTATACATACACCTCGTGTCCTGCCCTTAATAATTCTCTGAACTCTGGTATAAAAAATCTATGACTATTCGGATCTTCTGATACTCCACCTGCATAAACAATCTTTAACTTATCCCCTTCTTTCTTCTTCTTTAACTCTTTAGGTATATATTTTTCTAATGGCGCATTATAAATAACTATATTTTCTGATTGTGATTCTCCAACCTTGCTTCTTATATAATCCCTTTGTACTTCTGAAACATAAATAACTAAATCAGATAATATATTAGCACCAATTGAATTTACTAAATACTCTTGTGAAATCTGTTGTCTCCCTGCAACCCAATCATGACAATCATGTATTACCTTTACCCCCGTCCCTTTTGCATACGCTATCGCCATCATTGTAAGCATATCAGATTCATTATGACAATGCACTATATCAAAATATGGTAACGTAAATGAAATTCCTGCTACTGATGTCGCATAAAAAACTTCCTTATAACAATCTAATGGTAATGTATAATATTGCTCTAATGTATTATAAAGCATACCCAAATAAACTTCATGCCCTAAATCATTTAATACATTAGCATATTTCCAATTCCTAATACATGGCATTTTTTGAAGCATCAAAATTTTGGACATATTTATCCTTAATGGAATATAATTATAACAATACTACCTTGAAACGTTTTGCCAATTTACATAATAATACTTGAGCCATTACTTCTTCTTTGTTTATCATATCTTTTAATTTATCATAAAAATCATCTTCCATATTTATTATCATTATTTTAGTAATTATTATTTGATCTGCTTGCCTTAATTCTGCTTGTATATCTACAACAATTCCAATAGCAATTGAATCCTCTTTTTCTTTCCCCCATAAACCATTCTTTAAATATAATTCTTCACCTAATCCTGCAATTAAACCAACACTTTTAACTTCACATATATTGATATGCCTTACTCCATCCATTGTGAAATCCCATATACTCTCATATTGACCGTTTTCAATTTTTATTTTATTCACTCTTTGATTCCTTTATTCCCAAGAAAATCAATATCTAATGCATAATGTTCATCATTTATATAAAACCGTACATGCGAACACTCTGCTTCAATAGTTGATTTTCCTTCTCCTATACACGGTATCATAGTAATAAATATCATCTTCGCACAAACTGGACAATGAATAATCATACTATGAAATGTACTTTCAAAATCAATTACCGTTTCATATTTTTTACTCATTTTTAATACCTTTCTTTTTTATATTCAACTGTTCAAGAAAATCCGCTATATCATCATGGCACTGATGCGTGTATGCCGTTCCGGGATTCGGGCAGTATTCGTATTCCCTCCATTCCCTGTTGTACGCCACAAAGCCGAGCACGTGACCGCTTCTGCTGAAGCACGTCCATTCAAAACCGGGATCAATCGTGCACACCCTGAATTTAATATGCGCATAGTCTGTTTTTAGCTCACTCATCCACCGCCTCGCTTTCTTTATCATTAAATCTATATTTATCATAATAACTATTCTTTTTTTCTTCTGTTACCCACCCTTGCTTGTTGCAAAATTCACACTTCTTGAAATCTGAAGGTACCGGTAGCCCCGTTCCATTGACATTCAAAAACCCTCCCATACCCATACAAGAAGGACATTCAACCAACGGTGGATTATGTGTATGTTCTAAATGATCTTGATGTGCCAAAAAAACTAAATCACTGCTAATTACTGCCACTTCCCAAAATCCATTATCTATATAGCCCTGCAATTCACAATGAAAATTATATGGTTTTATAAATCTAACCCTATGTCCTGATTTAAACTCCTGCTTTGGTTCACTCATTATTGAAATCCCCTTAACACCAAAACGTTCTACCACAATCATTACACGCATATTCTTCACCATCTATTTCTGGTAAATTACGACTTGCATCTGCCTCCTGATACCCACCACCAATACAAATAATATTCCTTGAACCGCATTCACATTTTGTAAATATATGTTCACCATTTACTTCTTTAATTATTTTTTTATATGAATCAGCACACTTAGCTATACAATGATAACCATTCCCTTTACTTGCTGTTTTCCCTGCATAATTAAAACATTCATCTGTATGTTTATGTTTCTTCAATGCTTGCTTTAATTTTATTACCATATCCTGTAATTCATTTTCTCGTTTATGCTTTAAACATGGACTATCTATGTTTTCATCACAAGTACATCTTTGTTTATCAAAATTAAGTTTCTTTTCCAATTCCTCGTTCTCTTTGCGGAGCTGTTCAATTTCTTTTGTTTTGTTTTCTGTAAGATTAAAATGCTTCTCGCAATATTTTACCATTCCTATCCTGCGTTCCATACAATCCGGAGCGCTACATTCTTGCATTCTTCTTATATGTTCTTGCGCACATCCACCACAATAATAAGCATCAAGATATTTCGTAACATTTTGAGGAAAACACCAACTGCCACATAAATAACATTTTATCTCACTCATCTTTTTTCCCATTTTCTGTAAAATATTTTTTTGATATTTTAATAAATCCTCTTGTTTTTCTTCCTCCCAAAATCGTAGCACGTAATGAATCATTAGATGATGTTCCATATAATAATGCAATATATGATGCCAATTCATACATAGTATAATTTTCTATTTTATCTTTAATATATTTTACTAAATTATCACAAGTTTTTTCTCCATTCATACCTAAACATTTAAATTCTTCAAGTGCTATATCCGCATCCAAATCAAGAATCCGATTCATATCAATATCTTTTTCTATTTTAAAATCTTTAAAATTGAAATCCTTAATGTCCATAGTCTATTTCTCCTATCATTTTTTCCAAATCAATAACATCTTTCATCTCATCATATTTAATATGTGTTTTGTTTTCGTTTATAAATTTATTCTTTAATGATATAGCAGAAATCCATCTCTTCTGTAAATCTCTTTTCCCTGCCATTTTAAAAAATATAAACAATACTCCAATCCCGCTCTTTGTTCTTGAAAATTCCAACAAATCAGTGTATTGATGTCTTGTATCTTTATGAGTGATCCATTTCTTTAAATTAAAACCTCTACCCTTTACATATTTAAATTCAATTGCAAAACCTTTTATAACTACAATCCTGTCAAAAGGTTTTTTGTAATTAACTATACCACCTTCTGATATGTACGGAGTATCAGTTAACCTCTCACTCCATATGCTATACTTTTCAAGTATATGATCAGCCCATTTTTTGCTGTTTTCTTTTTCTCTTTGACTGCTCATTATATATACCACCACCCATATTTTAATCCAATAATAAATACAATAACAGGTAATACCCCTTTCCAAAATAATTCTCTTTCTATTATATATTCATCACTACCTCCATATAATTCTTTATTGTAATTATTGTCTATACCTTCTGATTGTATTATCATAGCAAATATACACTGCGAAAACAATAAAACAATTACTATTGCAATAATCACTTTCATAAATTACTCCTTAAAAAATAAGGATAACAGGAAAAGGAAAAAGAAATGGTTTTTGTGATGAAAAAATCCTGTTATCCTTATCATATCTGCTTTACCTTTGTTAATCCATTACTCAATGAAAACTCATATACCTTATCTGCTACTGGTAATAATTCTTTTCTATGCGTAATCAAAATAATCTGTATTCCTAACTTCACATTTAATTGTTTTAAAAATTCTCCTGTTGCTTCTAAATATTCCTCACTAACATTTCTGAATGGTTCATCCAAAAACAATACTTGTCTCTGTTTCGGTCTCACTAATGATAAAACCAATATCTGATATAATACACTAACAATATTTACCAATCCTCCACCATGTGCACTTGCTATATCCGTTTCTAATTCTTCTCCATTTATCATTGTTATTATTCTTGGTTTTATAACTGCCTGTCCTCTGCTTATTCCGAACTCTAACTTACTCCTGTAATCCTTACCAAAAATCAATCTCAATCCTTTAGTAACTATATTATCAATCTTCTCTCTTAATATCTGTTCTTTTAATATAGCATACTTTCTTAATATATCAAGTACTTTCCCAATCATTTTATATTCTTCAATGCATTTCAAATATTCATCCTCTGCATTATCAGTCTGCTCTTTCAATAATTCGATCCTGCCCTTTAATCCATTCCGTGATTCTTCTGCATTAGTTAACTGTTCTTCAATCTTATTCAATATGCTCATAATATGTCATCCAATACATTATCTAAATCATCATCCAAATCATCATCTTTTTTTTCATCAATTATACTTGCTGTCTCTTTGTCAATATCACTTTCAGCTTCTTCTGTTAATAATACATCCTTTTCTACGGAATTTAACTTATCAAACAACAATTCCAATTCGCTTTGCAATTCTTCTGTACGTTTATCAATTTCCTTTATACCTTTAATCCCATACTTCTTTAATTCAACCTCCAATTCTTCTTTCTGTTCCTTTAATGTTTTTAATCTTTCTTCTGCCCTTGCCTTTTCATCCTTTGCTTCATCAAGTTTTTCTTTTAATTCTTGTAAATTCATTCTTTTTCCTCCAAATAACTATATACCTTTTTTTGCACTTCTTTACTTTCATCTTTTAATATTTCTTTCAATATATCCTCATCACTTGATAACTCCATTTCCTTTATACTCTTTGCAAACTTCTCAACATCTTCTACATTTAATGTTTCTCTTTTTACTTCACTTAACCATACATCTTTTTCTATCGGTACATCAATAAAACTTGTTTTCTTTCCTTCAATATATAATATTTTTGGTTGTTTATTTATTTCATTATTATCCATTGCTACCCTCGCTATTGAACCTATGTTTATTATTTTTCTTTCTTCATCCTGCCAAAAGCTATGATTATGTCCATTAACTAATATATCCGCATTTACCTCTACCTGATTAACGCTTACTGAATCATAAGGTGTCTTTTTATTCGTTAACATTCCATGCGTTAAATGTATATGATAATCACAATCCTTTACCATTACATCATACGTTTCAGGTACATCATAATTTATACAATAATGCTTCCCTGTTATCGCTACTCCATCAAACATAAAATAAGTATGCTCTGGCATCGGTATAAACTTTTTTGCTTTAATTAACACTCCAATAGGTAATACATCGGTATTCATTGCATAATATCCCTGCACATCATGGTTTCCTAATATACCATATATTTTATTATCACCTATCGTTTCCATTAACATATTTACTTCTTTAAATGTAACTCCATATTTTCTATGGAATAAATCACCACAACATAAAACCATTGCATCTAATTCTTTTGCCTTATCAAGTATCCATTTCAATTTACCTAATATTAATTCACCATAATCATCTGTTCTCATTATAGGTGGTTTTAAACTATAATGCAAACAACTAAATGCTATCGCTTTAAACAATTTCTTTTCCTTCCAATATATCTTCTGCTTCTTTTACTTTTGATATTTCTTTCATTATAAATTCCATTATATTTTCAAGCCTTTTAGAACAAAAAGCATAGTCAATATTTCTTTTTTCAAGAGCATCCTTTAATTTTAAAAATGATATTATTTCAGATAAACAATAATTATCATTATAAATAGTTAAAAAAGTAACTTTTCTTGTTTTAGCACTTCTACTTTTTAATCTTTGTAATGCAATCCTTCTTCCTGCTTTTGAATTAAAATTATCCAATAAACTACATACTGAACCTGTAATAGCAATATATCCATCATATTGAGTATTCCTTTTATACAATGACACTCCTATTGCTAATACCCCTATTCTTTGTCTATAATTATTTTCATCTAATTTTGATAATAAATAAAAATGCTGTTCAATATCATATTTAATTTCTTCTTTTATTTTACTCATTTCTTTTCCTTTGCATTTTTAATTTCCCTTATCATCTTCTGGATCATCTGCTTTAATCCTCGTTTGTCTTTTTTCTCGGTTTTCATATAAATTCTGTAAAACAATGATTCATAAGTTCCACATATTTTCGGATACAATAGGCATTTACATCTACCCCAATAATAATAATAAATACAACAAAAAGCACATACAGAACCTACACCAAATCCATACATTTTCTCACAATCAGGATATGCTTTTAAAATAGTTCTCCATTTTTTAAGACTACCTCTTTTTGCTTTTTCTAATTTACTGCTCATCCCCTTTCCCCTTTCCAATCATCACATACAGTTAATGCAGTAACCAAACACATCTTTGTCTTATCAGATTTTTCCCTGCAAAACATACTCAAATTATGAACACCTCTTCTAATACAATTACCACACGTTTCTGTTGTCTTTGAAATCATAATATCTTTTGCCATTTCTTTCTTCCTTCAAATATTCCAATATTGCTTTTCGCTCCCACAAACATCACATACACCAAGTTCATCAATTTTCTTTTTTATTTCATCTACTTCCATTCCAAAACCATTACACCTATCCTCTACACGTTTAAACTTAACTATTGCTTCAGAAAACTGTGATTTCAATTTTAACAGCATTTCATAATCTGCTATACACTTTATACCTTTATTAATAGATATGCCCTTATAAACGTTTATACGGCGCTCTATGCCCCTTACCTTGCCTATTATCTCATCATATCTGCTATATACCCTTTTTGCATGAGTTATTTCATCAATTTTACTATTATATCCCTTAAAATTAATTCCTTTATATTTCTTATTTATTGCTGTATATTTTGATATGCTTATCTTCAATTCAGAATACTTTATTTTTATACTTCCTATCGCATCAAGTTCCTCATCTATATCAACTGCCAATCTATATATCTCTTTTAATTGTTCATAACATTTATCAATATGAATAAACTCTTTTTCTTCCGTTAATAACTGCTCTTTATATTCATCAATCTTTTCCTGTACTACTGTTATTCTCTTCTTTAAATTCTTCGCATCCTTTTCCGCTTCTCTCAATCCATTATATACAACATGAATATTTGAAATCGCACCTATGATTTTAGCATTATCAGCAGGATTCCCTTGAACAATAAATGCAGAATCTAACTGTCCAGAAAAATTTAAAAATGCTCTTACATCCTTACCAAAAACAAATTCACCCATATTTAAATGTTCCCGTACTTCATCAGGAACATTCCTACCACATCTTTCCCATTTCTTATCTCCAATTTCATATCCGTTTTCTTGTGTAGATTGTATCCATTTTACATCATTAGCTTGCACTACTGTTCTTTTCTCTCCCTGTGTTATATATTCATTTCCTGATTGATTTTCTGTAAGTGCTTTTACCGCTCTAAAAAATGCTGATTTCCCACTATCCGTCATCCCAGTAATAGCCGTGATATTACCCAAAATGATTTCAACATCTTTTAGGGATTGATAATTACTTATTTTTAATTCTTGTATTCCATCTATCATTTATAAACATCCTAATTTTATCATTTGAATTGATAAATTCAATAACTTCCTTCTTTCCTCTAAATGATTTCTTACCTATAACAAACGATTGCCCTTGTCTTTTTACTATATTTAATTCCGTTCCTAATCTAAGTCCTTCCTCCCCTTTAATTATTCCTTTACCTCTAACTATTATATATTCACAATTCCTCAAATAATCCCCCTGTGCAACTTTATTTCTAACACACCATATATTACTTATAATTCCATCATCAAAAATCTTATCCTTCTTTTGCGTTATTGACAATCTTATACTTGAGGAATATTTTATCTGCCTACCTCCGGGTGTATAATATCGCTCTCCACCAAATCCAATTCCAATTTTATCTTTTTTATGATTTAATAATATCAATGTTATACCCATTGGTTTTAATATCTTCTCTGCTTTCCTTAAAAAAATCGTAACCTTTTGAGAGAGAGAACCGATAGTATTATCCTTTAAATCTTTTTCAATCTGTTCATTAGTGATTGCGCTTCCTATTGTATCAATAATCAACAAATCATATTTCTCGTTCTTTTTTAAACTATGAAAAAAATTATCAATTCCCTCCTCAAAAGTTTCTGGACATTCCAATTTACTTAATTTTGCTCCTATTCCTTTCACATAATTCTCATCCAATTCATGCTCATAGTCAATATAATAAGTTTTACTGAAACACTTACTTAATTCCAGTGCCAGTGTTGTTTTTCCGCAACCTTCGAATCCAAATATTTCAATAATCTTGCCTACTGGTATTCCATTGCCGAGCATTTCATTTAACAATATGAAATCAGTTTTTATCCACTTCTGTATTTTCATTAGAACGGCACTCCCCCTTCTATATCCATATCTAACTCATCAAGTATATCCTCAACCGTATCTCCTTTTTCTTTTTTGTCCTCCTTTTCATGTTCATTTAAACTTTTGCGGATTGCTCTATCTCCCTCTGATAGTTCATCTGGAATATCAAGGCTTTCCTCTATTGATATTGCATTTTCTGTTTCTATCGTATCATGATTTGTTATAGGAGCACCGCCCAATATCTCTTTCTGTTTTTCGAGACTTGTCGGACTTGTAAAATATTCCAACTGTTTCTTTACAGCAGGATAACTAACAAGCATATCTTTTCTTACCTTACTCTTTACTAATGTCGGTCTCAATTCAATCTTCTGAAAAGTTTCATCATCGCAAGTAACAATCAAATCATGTTTTTGTATTGAATCATTTTTTATCTGTTCATAATCCTCTATGATGCCTGATAATGATTTCCATTTATCTTTTCCAAACAACCATACTTTCGCTTCTCCAACCTCACTATAATTGCCAGTATTTTTATTGACTTCTCGTTCCGCTATATGAACAACCACACAACCGATCTTCAATGCCCTATCATAATTTTCATCACAAAACAAACAACGTCCCTCCACTTTACTGCAATTCACAAATAGCTTTTTCTCTTTTACACTATGAGTAAAATATTTAATCGGCTTCGTAATTATCCGTATAACATCCTTAAACTTTTCTCTCCCTCTATATCTTTGTGCATCAGTTCCAAATTCTTTACTTGTGTCCGGGTCTCCCCAATCTGTTTCTCTTGACATTTTATTACTCCTTAAAAAACATTTTTAAAACATTTTCATTGTGACTTTCAACACCTCTTGCAACACCAATAAGAAATTTATATTCTCCTATTTTATCATAATCCGTTCCTGCCAAATTCAACTCAATCATTGCTGATCTCGCTTCTGCATTTTTACCCTTTTGTACTTCTTCTGATATTACCAATTCGTTCTTTTTCTTTTCATATTCCTTTTCAAGATCAAATAATTTTTGATTTATTTTAATCTTGATTGTCAATAGATTTTTGCTTCTTTTTAAATTCTCTTCTTTGTCCAAATCAAAAGCACAATCCTTTATCGCATCAATAACCTTATCAAGTGATTCCATTATTTTCTCCCTTCTTCTACAATTTTATCAAAATCTTTTATTTCCTTAAATAAATTCGTTATTGATTTCATTGGATTTTTTACCATTTCATTATCAAGAATAAATGTTATCTGTACTTTATTCGTATGGACTTCCATTGCAACATTCTCTGGTAAATCAACCCTCTTTATCTTTTTGAGTTTTCTAATTTTTTTACTTTTCGCTCTTGGTTTTTTTGAAACATTAAATATCTGACTAATTCTGCCTTGACTTAATCCGTACATTTTGGCAAGTTCTTCCTGTGTAATTTTCTTTTCACTCTCTTTTATTTTTCTTATCAATATCACCTTAACTTGTTCTGTGCTTAAATTCTCTCTTATAAAATTAGCAATAATAGATGCATCATCAAACTTTTTATCACTAACAATGCAAGGGATTTCTTTTATAGATAAATCCATAAATGCCTTTACCCTTCTCTCTCCATCCAAAACTTCTTTTTTCTTATTTATAATTATCGGTACTAATAATCCGTAATTATGAATTGATTCTTTTAATTCCTCAATTGATTCTTTATTTATTACCCTGTTCCCTTTACTAAATTTTAATTGATCAATCGGCACATGACTTGATATAACTGCGTCAATTTTTGTTTCTGGTTTTTTGCTTTTAACTTTTTCCTCATCTGTTTTCTTTTCATCAACTTCCTTACCGCCTTCTCTTTCCTCTATCTCATCCAACAAATCCTGAATGTCTTTATCTTTGTCATTTTCACTCATCTTAAATTCCTTTCAAATTTACATAATATATGTTAAAAAACACAACGAATCTTATAGTACAAAATTATATTTTTATCAATGTATCTTTATATATCTTTTTTAACTCCTGTTTGTGATATGATACATTAAACTTGCTACATTCCAAATGCTCCGCTACCCTACCAATATCGCCATTAAAAACCTTTAAAGCAGTCCATACTTTATTCAAACTGATTGATTTCTTTTTTAATTGTAATTCCATGTCATTTAAAATATCATTATAATAACTGTCTTTGGATATTCCTGATTTATGACAACCATATTTTTCTATCAATATCCTATCCCTGTTTATTCTATTAACAATCATATTAACAGTATTTTTTGCAATACCAATAAAATACTTCTTTGCTTCTTGGATTTCTCTATTTTGACTTCCCTGTATTATATTCAATAAACATTCCTGAAACACCTCATCAAAATCATGCAACACATTATACTTCTTTATTATCTTTTTCAAGTAATTTTTTAACATTGGTATCAATTCTATTATCTCCTGTTCATACTTCATTTGTCGCTCCTAACATATACTCTACCATCAATTTTTATCACCTTTATATATCCGATACCTTTTCTGTAATTAAAAATACTTCTACTTATCTTTTTGCTTTTACAATACTCATCAACCGTTATCAAGTTATCTTTCCTAAAATACTTATTTTTTAATGATTCAATATTTTCCTCACTCAAAGCATACCTTCCCATAATATTCAATGGTTTTAATCTTCCTGAATGTATTTCGTAATAAATTCTTTGTTGTGGTACTTTCAATATTTCACTTGCTTGTTCAATAGTATACATTTTCATAACTCTCTCCTTAAAAATTCGGTTCTTGTGTAAAATCCAATGTACCTTTATCATATTTTTTTACAGCTTCAAGATACGTTTCCTGATTTAACTTATCCTTCCAACTATTCCAGTATGCAACTAATAACATTACATCATTTAATCCTAATTTAATTCCAAATTCCATTGTTGCAATACATAAATATCTATAACATATCGGATAATCACTCATTCTCCACCTCGCTTTCTTTGTTTTTCATCAATTCAATTCTTACTATTTTTTCCCATTTATCTATTATTTCTTTTTTTATAATTTCATCTATCGAATCCCATTCATCATGCAATCCTTTTCTATCGCTAAGGTCATTAATTATCTCTTTTACAATATTATTACTTTTTGTTTTTTCTTTATCTTCTTTGTTCTCTATTTCCTGATATAATTCATAACTCCAATCTGATATCTTAGGTCTTTTACATCTATAACACAATATTCCCAAATCTCTTTCTCCTGATATGGGATTGTAATATGTTACAATAGTATCATCATGTCCAAAGAAAAAACATTTTAAAAATATAATCAAATCATTTATCTTACTTTTTATTTTTCTCATTTCTTTTCTCCCTTTAATTCTTTGTATCGTTTTAATTTATTTAATAAATGCTGTGCTTCCTTGCATGATATATGATAAATCATATCTCCAATCATCAAAACAAATCGCTTCTTGTTTGTTTTACTACGTTGAATTGTTATCATTTCTTTTCCCCCTTTTCTGCAATAAATAATAAACCACAAATAAATGCAAAAATATAAAATGCAATCCCTTGTATATTATTCTTTGCTGTCGGTATCATTACCGAACTTATTATAAGCATCATTAAAAACCATTTCTCCCATTTACTCATATCATTCTCCTTTTAATACTTCTTTAATATCTTTTTCTGTTATCCCTGTTATTTCCTCGAATATTTTATAATCAAAATTGGGCAGTTTTATCGTGAGTTCAATATCAATCTTACTTGCCTCTTTAAATGCAACCGCCCATGCCTCTTTGTATGTATATGTTTTTAAATAGCCCCTAATTAATGCCTTTTTATTATCGCTTTTCTTTTCTTCGTCAGTGTAATTTATCCATTCGGTTAACACAATATTTTTAAAATAATATGGGAATTTAATTTTATCTCTTTTTATTTTACATGATTTATTAAACATTAAAAATAGTGGCTCTTTGTCCGTATTGAAATAACCCGTGTGATACTGACCGCTATTCCAGTCACCGCTATTCCAGTCACCGCTATTCCTGCCACCGCTATTACTGCCACCGCTATTACTGCCACCGCTATTACTGTTACCGCTATTCCTGTCACCGCTATTACTGCCACCGCTATTATTGTCACCGCTATTCCTGTCACCGCTATTCCAGTCACCGCTATTCCTGTTACCGCTATTCCTGCCACCGCTATTATTGTCACCGCTATTCCTGTCACCGCTATTACTGTAACCGCTATTCCTGCCACCGCTATTCCAGTCACCGCTATTCCTGTTACCGCTATTCCTGCCACCGCTATTCCTGTCACCGCTATTCCTGTCACCGCTATTACTGTAACCGCTATTCCTGTCACCGCTATTACTGTCACCGCTATTACTGTAACCGCTATTCCAGTCACCGCTATTACTGCCACCGCTATTCCTGTCACCGCTATTACTGTAACCGCTATTACTGTAACCGCTATTCCAGTCACCGCTATTACTGTTACCGCTATTCCTGTCACCGCTATTGTATAGACCGGTATTATTGTTACCGCCATTGTATAGACCGGTATTATTTAATCCGGTATTTGTTTCATGCGGTTTTAGCAATCGCACCTGACCACACACGCATTTATCTCCACGATACCGCACAACACCCCTAGCCTCGGCCCTATACACGACTGTAGAAGTATTATTCAGCCAATTTGCAGGGTTAGTTGTTAAATGATACCCGACACAACACATTTTTAAATCAGCTTTTTTCATTTTCTTCGTCCATTTTCCGGGTTTCCATGTGCCGTCTTTTTTTAGTTTTGGCAAATCATACACATAAGCTCCACCGTTACAGCTTTTATCGCCGTTTAATACCTTGTATAATTTCTTTTCCATTGTTTCCATTTCTTTCTCCCTTTAAAATAATTTCTTAAACATTCTTGCTTTATTGAAACTATCATTCTTTAGAAATTCTTCTTCAAAACAACTTACATTTTCAACGCAAAATTGGACTATACCCCATATGTCTGCTGATTTAGCTTTAATAATAATTCCTCCGCACTTTTCTATATTGGCTATATGAATCTTAAATTCATCCTTGCTGTTTATATTAAACTTTATAGCAATAATATTAGAATTCACCATTTCCCATCTCCTTTTAAAAAATACTTTATCAATATCCACCTCTTGCACAATAACTATCCACTTTTGTATTATATCCATTATGCCAGTTTTCAAATGCTTCTGTTCCTGCTTCATAAGGACAAGATAATCTGCTTTTTCTTTCGCTACAAGCAATAGCACCTTGACCGTAATGTGATCTCTCATACATTTTCAACCATACCTCTATTTTATCATATTCTTTTTTATCTTTAATCATATCATATCTCTTTAAACAAACCTTCTATCTTCTTGTCTCGAAAACACTTTGCCAAATCTCTTTATCCTAATATGCTTACATATAACACATACAGAATTATAAACAGGATTATCTGGCACTATCTCAAAACTATTACAATTATCACAATAAATTCTCTTGTATCCCTTTTTGATTTTATTCTTTTTCATTTTTATTTGCCCTTTATATAACCTTTTTTTAATATCCTTGTATTAACACCTTTTGCATAAGGAGACAAAAAATCTATACTGGATATTTTAAAATATCTATTGTTTAAAGTATAAAGTTTTTCTTTTAAATCTTTTAATTTTTCAAATGATTGAA